TTGCACGGACACGAATTAGGCACAAGTATAATGTCCCCAGTTAACATTGCAAGAGGGTTGTATTTAAAAGCCAAAGACAATGCTATTTGTGGCCACCATCACCAATCAAGTGAACACACAGAGCCAAACATAAATGGAAAAGTTGTTACTTGTTGGAGTGTTGCTTGTTTGAGTGAATTGCACCCAGACTATGCACCAATCAATAAATATACTCACGGATTTGCCCACATTAGAGTTGTGGATGAAGAGGGAAATTTTGAAGTAACTAACCTTAGAATTATCAATGGTAAAATTAGATAGTTATGGCGGTAACAACAAAACCAAGAAAGCCAAAAGAAAAAGCAGAAGCAGAGATTATTCCTATTGATGAATTTAGGGAGTGGGTAGTTGTGCTTAGTAATTTATTGGAATCGCAAAAGGTTAATTTAGAGAGAACGGTATTTGCATCTGAGCCATTTATGGAATCGCCATTTACAAATGATGAATTGCAAAGAATAAAAAACAAAATATTTATTTTATCAAGTTGGATTAAAGATTGATGAAAACAACATTAATAACCGAGTTTGAAAGTCAAGAGCATTTATTTGAACATTTGCAATATATTGACAAGGCTAATTTAGGTTTTCAAACACAGCATAACTTGATAACTGAATTAAATTGGTTTTATGAGGCTAAGCCAAAAGCAACACCAAGTCAAACAATAAAATTTATACAAGAATTTATTAAAAAATATTTATGAAAAAATTAATCCTGGCCCTACTGATAGCAACAACGATTAGTTGCAATGTCATCAAGAATTTACGAAAAGAAAAAAGCAAAGAGGAAACTAAAACTGAGCAAGAAGTAAAAGTTGATTCAGTTGCTAAGGTCGAAATCGAAAAAGAAATAATATCAACTTTCACCACCGATACAAAGACAGAATTTTTTGATTTAAGCGAGGTTACAATCTTTGAGGTTATGAATGATAGTGGCAAGGTTATTAATCGCACCACAACGACAAAAACCAATATCAAAGGCAATATAATTGCCAAAGGAAAAGAGGATAAAAAAGAAACCTCCGCAGAAAGCAAAAAAATAGATTTGTCAAAAGTTGACAAGTCAAAAGAAAGCAAGTCAAAAAGCGAGTTAGTAAAAGTTAAGGAAGTCAAGAAAACTCCAAGTTTTAATTTTTTATTGTGGATTATATTAATTATTACAGGAGTAGTGTTTGCCCTTGTTGGATTTTGGAAGGTAAAAAAAAATAATTTTACTCAATTTTTTTAATAAATGGCTAATCAACTGACAGATTCAGTTGGACTGCTATTTAGCCTCAATTTAATTGGGGCTTTTTTATTTCAAAATAATTTGTACATTTGTGCAATTAGTTTTCATAGACTGGTAATTGATTGTTCGAGAAGCCCACTTTAATAGGTGGGTTTTTTCGTTTCTATAAATTAATCTCTTTGAATATCAGTTAATTAAATATAGTTATGTTGTATATTAATATAATTGTATATTTTTGCAGACAACAAATCACAATTAATATGAAAAAACTAAATCAAATTACAGACTACCTAAACAACTTACTATTGAAGTATGAATGGTGTACCTCACACAGAGATAGATACCAAGTAGAACAGCCAAAGCAAGAAGAAAAAAAGATTAAAATTTGGCAAACAACTCACAACGGAATAACCACAAAACACAATTAATATGTCCAAGAAAAAAATTCAATACATTATTTCACCGATGCAAATGGCATTTGTAAACTCAATTATCTACAAGGCAACAGAGCCAAGCAGCAGTTTGAAAAAGGGAGAAGCATTTGGCAAGATTTTTATAGAAAGCCATCCTGAGTTCAAGTCGTTCAAAAAGAAAAATGCTAACATAGACTTGGATGGAGAGTAAATCATTCATTAACTATGATTATAGTCTATAATGTATGATAAGTCAATCTGATAACGGAACGCAGGTTGCTTTAGTGGCGAATTTAATCGATAAACTTGATTAGAATTACAAACTTTAAATAAACGATAAAATGTCAAAAAATAACGAAAATAAGCCATTGCAACAACCACTTGTTAGCGGTTCGTTGCTTGTGGAAATTAAAACCGTGTTGGAACAATACAGAGATGAAGAAATGCCTGATTGGAACACACCGTATCATTATGAAGCAGAGGGGTGGGCATCAATGAAATACTTTATTCAATGGTTGGAGCGTAGGTGCAATGACCGCTAACGTTTTGGGGCTTTGCGATGGCCGCCAAAGTAGGAACTTAATTATTAACCGAGAACTGTCAGGCGGCTATTGCCAAACCGCTGTTAGCCGCTGGCCTTTCTCACAAACTAAAATAAAAATGAACACATTAGTATCAGTAAGAACAAATATCGTTTATGCTAAAAAGAAAAAGCAGGACGAAAAAGCCGAAGATGAATTTGTAAGACATCAAGAGTTGATTTTTTTAGTTGATAAGCCAACTTATCGCTATTCAAACGAGGGCGAAATTATCCGAGAACGTGGACTTAATGAAGTAAGATTTACGGTGTCCGATAAGGCTTTTGAGAAGTTGATAGAACTGCTTGAAAAATTAAAAGATGTTGATGAGTCGGAGCTGTCGTAGGCTTGCGGCTAACGGTTACGGCTTTGCGAAGGCAGGGCATAGAATTACAAAAGTTTAATTATAGTACAAATGATAGATAGAATTACAAATGCTCAAATTACTTCCGAAAGCCCTGCTTTTGCAAAACCGATGTTAGCAGAAGTGCCTTCTTTGGGTGTTACGTCAGAGGTTTATCTTATGGATTGCGTAGAAGGAATGAAGCATTATCCTGACAACTATTTTGATTTAGCAGTAGTTGACCCACCTTATGGGATAAATGCCGACAAAGCCCAAAATAATGCAGCATTAAGCAGATTAAAAGCAAACGGCAAATCAAAAGCTGGCAGAGGTTGGAAATTATATAAAGATACTGAATGGGATAAAGAAACGCCTGATTACGAATATTGGCTTGAATTGTTTAGAGTATCAAAAAATCAAATTGTATGGGGTGCAAATTATATGACTGACTTTTTACCACCATCAATGGGTTGGATAATTTGGGATAAACAACAAAGGGATTTCAGTTTAGCAGATGGCGAAATGGCTTGGACTTCTTTTAATAAAGCAATGAGATTTTTTGATATGAGCAGAGGAAAAGCACTTGCAAAAAACAATGAAGAAGGAGGAAGATTTCATCCAACACAAAAACCTGTTTCTTTATATGATTTCTGTTTTGACTTTGCAAAATTAGAAGCTGGAGCAAAAGTTTTAGATACTCATTTGGGTTCTGGAAGTAGTAGGATTTCAGCAAATAAAAACAAGCTAAACTTTGTCGGCTTTGAAATAGACGAAGATTATTTTAAAAAACAAGAAAAGAGATATGCAGATTTTACAAGTCAACTCCGATTGTTTTAGGGTGTCTCTTGGCATTTCTGCTAACTACTCGACTTGCGTAACAAAACTATATCAATAATCTATGAAACCAATTGATTTACAACTAACTTACAAAAAAGTAATTTCATTTACTGAGCAACAAAAAAAGTCATTGAAAAAACTTGAGGAATACGATGTAAATGTCAACGAGTTTATTAGGATTGCAGTTAGGGAAAAGATACAAAAAGACTGGAAAGGAATAAAAGAAAGTAAGGACAATAGATGTCCATTTTAATAAACAATCAAAAACAAAAAAAAATGAAAACAAATTTTTATTTAACAGACAGAACAGACCGCAGAGAATTAGACATTGATAAATTTATCAACTCTGTTTGCCTTGAATTTGGAGCAGAAAAAAGCAAGGTATTATCGGTTGCAAGAAAAGGTGAAATTATCTTAATTCGCAAAGTATTAATTTATTTTATTCAAAAGAGGTCATTGATTAATAACATACCTCCGACATTAAATAAAACAGCAAGTTATTTTAATGGTGAGAAAATTATTAAAGTTGGAGGATTAAGAAAAGTTGATGCTCCAAAGGGCAGACCGAAAAACCACGCCACAATAATCAATTCAGTCAATAGGCACATTGAATTAAGGGAGGTAGGAGATTTAGATTATCACCATTGCTATTGTAGCGTAGAAGCAATATTTAACAGATTAACTAACTTTAGGGAGCATCAAGAACAAGAAATGTTGCTATTGGCAAATCATTTTTTTAACAGTTCCAAGTTAATAAAATTGGGCAGATACATTGGTGAAAATTATTCATTTAGAGAACAATTAAAGGAGTTATTGAGCAAGGATAGAGAAATTGATTTATTGGCTAAGGAATTAGAAAAATCTACTTTGGACAATGAGCCATTTAATAGTTTATTAGTAAGTGCTTAACTATGGCAAAAAGTAAGATATGTAATTGTGGTTGCGGTGCTGAGTTTATACCTACCAAATTAGGGCAAAAACAATTATCACAATCACATTACATAACTTGGCTCATCAATACACCAGAGGGGCAAAAAAAACAAGCTGAGGCCAAAGAAAAGGCAAAGAAGATAATTGCCAAAGCAGAAAAGAAAAAGGATAAGGATCAGCGAGAAAAACTAAAAACATTGTCAGACTACGAAAGTGATGCAAAAAAATCATTTCAAAAATTTATTAGGCTAAGGGATGCAGAATTGCCTTGCATAAGTTGTGGCACGACAAGAGATGTGCAATATGCAGGAGGGCATTACTTTGAAGCAGGAAAATACTCAGCATTAATGTTTGATGAACGTAATTGCCATAAGCAGT